TGACAGTTAGTTCTCCAGGTTAGTCTCTTTCCTTTCTTATCAAGAGAAGAATAGTCAGGATGAGGATGGGATAGTAGGAGTACCTGAATGTCAAACTTACTACCGTGCTCTGTTTCCACAGGCTTAGGATCAGTGAGGAATTTGACTTCGCATTCCTGACCCTTTTCAAGACCACGCATCAACGATGGTGTGCCTAAGCTATACTTACGTTCTGAGTTGTCGCTCATGTTAGCTTAACTTACACCCTATTATTAAAAGATAACTTTTGCTAGTGCTAAACAGTTATATAATAGGAGTTGCTTTATTCGTTATGCCAGTGGGTCTGTATACTCGCAAAGGAAAGAATGGTCGGACCATGTATTTTCGGGATGGGAAACTCATTTCGAAGAAATCATACCAGGCTTCGCGAAGTCGTCGCTCTGCGAAGAGACCATCAACCAGGCGAAAGTCTCGCAGACCCACTCGCAATAGATCAAGGAGAAAATATATGGCACGAAGAAAAATGGCAATACCCCACCCTAGTATTAGTGGGATGGCATCAGGATTAGCAATAGCAACCTATCTGAACAAGGGTACGACTGGCGGTGGTGGACAATCACCAGGTGTTCTCAAAAAATTAGCAGATAGTAAATTTAGTGGAGCTTTAGAACAAGTGTCAGCCAACGCAATTAATTTAGCAACTTCCGAGGGAGGCAGAAAAGTATTGACAACGTCAATAGCTCTAGCTGCCGCCGGAGGTGTCGTAAGAAAGTGGTTCCCAACACTAAAACTGGGAGGGACAAAGCTCTTTTTCAGGGCTTAATGGAGAAAAAACAATGGCAATAGTAGTGAGCAGAAGCGCCCCAGCAGGAACCCTTACAGGATCAACCAGCTTTGTAGCGTTAAATCAGTTAGCAGGATCGACCGTGTCATCCAGCTTTACGGTACCCCAGGGAGTATCGGCGATCAAACAGATGGCAGTTTCAACAGTAGTTGACGGAGCGGGAGAAGAATGTGGCGGAATGATTCAGATCTCGGGAAATGCCATGAAGGACGGAGCAAGTGTATTCATTACACCTGGTCAATGTGTCCTGGGTACTTCAACTGGAGCAAATACAAACTTTGCACAGTATGATACCGACCTGGCTGTAGTTCCTGGAAACAGTCTGGAAATAGCCTACGCTCAAATAGGATCAACAGCTGCGGCAGATGTTGGCTGCACTCTAACGTTCGAGTAAGTTAATGGCGATCTTAGGAGGTGCCGGTAATGTTGCAGGGAGTAATCCTGCCGGTACTGGTACTAGTCTAAATTATGTGGGTGACCACTGTTTCGGTTATAGTGGTCAGCTAGCAATTCCAGGGAGTGCCACTACTATGCTCCAATTTGAAACAGGAGGACAATATATTGTAGCTAAGGTATTATTTCAATCTAATAATTCGACTGCTGATGATTATACAGCAACAGTATCTATGAATGATGAAAAGGTATCAGAAGTGTTCATTCAGAACACAGGCCAATTGTACCCTTATGGATCCGTACCTCTTAATTTAGTTATTCCACCCTACACAAAAGTTGAGATATTTATGGAGAACAAATCCTCTTCGAGTGGTTATACCTGGTATGCAACAATAACGGGTAGAGTATACTAATGAGCGACAAACATGAGCACTATAATTAATATTGATTTACCGGAATGGCTGCAAGATAAAGCCTGGATAGAAAAGCTCCTGGTTCGTTTAGTAATTGTTTACCTGGTTGGTACAGATCAAGGGATGATATGAAAAAGGATGATATCCCCTGGGATATTATTATTCCTGAACTGGTAAAGGCTTCTACTCCGTTTATCCAGGCGATTGTTTGGGTTGGACTTTCCAAAGTTGACAAAAGGATCAATGCTCTAAATAATTTAATTGCAGTTGCTGAAATTGTACCTACAATTGACCTCGGATTGCCAAAAGGAATAGTCCTAGGTGCGATGTATGATAAAACAGCAGACGCTTTAGATATGATAAACCAACTAGCCCAGGCATTTGGTGAATTACCAGGGGATCTAAAGAACTTTATCCAAGAACAAGTAGACGAAGCAAAAGAGGATCTTGAAGAAATTTTAGAACCCGTAGCAGAAGCAAAAGAACCTGCCTGGTGGGTAAAGGGCTTTTATGATTTATTTGGAGCAGGAGTAGAACCTGGTAAACAATGAACGACAGCACGGTTCTCGCCATCTGGATTTTGAGCTTTGGGCTTTACTTATTAATTTATACTTACTGGATTCCGCTAAGAACTCAGCAAAGAATAGAGCAATGGCTGAGATCGGAAGAAAGTGACGAGACTTTGCTGATGTCTCTAGGTGTTATCACTCATAAAATCAGAGAGCAAGCCCTGGTCGACTTTGAAGAGTTTATGTTGCCTCAAGCGAGAGATAGTTTCAAAAACTTTTGGAACGGTGCTATGGGGAATGCTGCCCAGGAACTCAGCAAGACGGAGGAAGGATCTCAATTGTCGATTATGCATAGTATGGCTTCCGAGCTAAAGGATCAGCCCTGGTATGTACAGGCCGCAGCTAGTAAATTACTGCCATTGATTAACAAAGCAGCAGAGTCTCAGGGTGACACTGTGCAAACACCACTGAAAGGCCTCGGATTGCACAAATAACACCCCTGGAGCGCCCTTTAACACCCCAAAGTCGCCTTTTATACCCATTCCTACCCCACCACATCCTCTAGTCCTCATTTTCTCTTTAATTGGATTTGGTTGTAAAGCTATAGATTCTTGATAACCTTTTGGCAATCATAACAGATTGTTAAGTTCTCATTAAACCTATTGGTACGTAGATGGTCTACACTACGTAGACAGATATTACAGCGTCGCTTCATTTCCACGTACCATGACAACCAGGTGCAGTACACCAAAATACAGCGTTAGCTTGTGGATGCTTCCACATTTCCTTTTCACAGATTGGACAGTTCATGCATCAATCCAGATGTTACCATCTTCTTTACAAGAGATAGTCCAAGTACAGTCGTACCAATCCTTCTGGAAGTCCTCTGTATTATTGTTAAAGAGATCCATAACGGTTACTCTCACAACATGACAGTTAGTTCTCCAGGTTAGTCTCTTTCCTTTCTTATCAAGAGAAGAATAGTCAGGATGAGGATGGGATAGTAGGAGTACCTGAATGTCAAACTTACTACCGTGCTCTGTTTCCACAGGCTTAG